GTTCCGCGACTTCGTTAAGGACAAGTATCAACTGGCGTCTTCGTCGGTTATGTCCGATGAAGCCATGGACGATTCCATTAACGCAATGATTGGAGATCAAGATGAGTAAGCTGATTGCTGTCGTGGAACCCTCGGTGCCAGATTCAGATCCACATTCATACCACATCGAAATCTTGGGTGGGAAATTCAAGGGGATCGTCTACAAGTTTGGTGGTGTCTCAATCACCGAGGAAAACGACGATGCCCAAATGCACTTCTCATATGACGTCATGAGCGGAGCAATCCCAACAGAGGATAAGAGCGAGTTTGAGACCTTCATTGGAGATCGACTGATTGAGATGTTGGAAGAACAACTTAAAGAACGCTCTGTTGTTTATAGCGGGGGCGTGGCCGATGCGGATTGAAGACCTCATCATTTCCTCATTGATGTACGATGAGGAATTTGCTAGGAAAGTCACGCCTCACGTTAAGCAGGAGTACTTTCAAGAGCGAGTTGATGGTATCCTGTTTGATGAAATCTCAGGGTTCTTCCTGAGATTCAACACCCCACCTACGCCCGATGTAATTCGTGTGCAGTTGTCTGGGCGCATGGGGATCACGGATCAGGATTTGTCTACCGCAATTTCTCGAGTTACTGAGTACACCAACGAGAAACGGAAGTTGGATTGGCTTCTCGAGAAGACCGAGAAGTTCTGTAAGGATCGCGCTGTCTTTAATGCGATCATGCAATCTCTTACTATCATGGATGGTAAGGACAAGAACCATAACAAGGAAGCAATCCCAGGTCTTCTTCAAGATGCTCTGTCCATATCATTTGATACCGCGGTGGGGCACTCATACATCGACGACGCCGAGTCGCGGTTTGATTTCTACAATCGCTTAGATGAGTGTATCCCGTTTGACATTGACATGTTGAACACTATCACCAACGGTGGATTGCGTCGCAAAACGTTAACGCTCCTTTTGGCTGAGTCCGGTGGTGGTAAGAGCTTGGGCATGGCTCACATGGCTGCGGCTAATCTCCGCATGGGTCTCAACGTCCTCTATATCACATTGGAGTTGGCGGAGGAACGGTTGGCTGAACGTATTGATGCTAACCTCCTTAACGTTGACATCAACAAGATCAAGGACATGGGTAAGGATGCCTTTACCACTAAGATCTCCAACATCGCGGCAAAGACCCACGGCAGGTTGTTCATCAAGGAATATCCGACGGGGGCTGCTCACTGTGGGCATTTTCGCGGGTTGATTGAGGAACTGAAAGTCAAGCAGAACTTTGTTCCGGATGTCATCTATGTGGATTACCTCGGAATTTGTGCATCATCTAGAATCAAGATGGGTGGATCCGTCAACTCCTATACGCTTCTCAAGAGCGTATCTGAAGAATTGCGAGCGCTTGCTATCGAAAACAACTGTCCGGTGGTTTCAGCGGGCCAGCTGAATAGAGCTGGTTTTGGCAACAGCGATGTGGACTTGACCAATACATCTGAGTCTATGGGTATCGTTATGTCGTCGGATATTATTTTGGCGATGATTAGGACAGAGGAATTGGATGAGCTATTCCAAGTGATGTTCAAGCAGCTCAAGAATCGTTTTGGCGATCCTAGTATCAACAGGCGATTTGTGGTTGGTATGAATCGAGCGAAGATGAAGCTCTATAACTTGGAGCCATCGGCTCAAAGTGGAATTATGCCTCAGGCAACGTTCCAACCCACCAACAAACATCAGACGAAAAAGACTGATGATTTGGATGATCTCCCAGTATCTCGCTCTCCGGGTAGAGCAACTTTGGATCTAGACGGCTTCAAAGTCTAATTGACACAGCCCTTGCGGCTGTGTTAAAATACATTATGCCCAATATTGAACAACTCATTCGAGAGAACTTTCCGTTTCCGGAATTCAACCCAGGACAGTATGAGGCTATTGATCGTACGATCAGAGCGCTGCTGGCTAAAAAGAAACACGTCATCTTGGAGGCCCCAACCGGAATTGGTAAGTCCGCTATAGCAACCACTGTACATCGTGTTCTACGAAAGATGAGTCTATCTCATCGAACCACAATCATCACCGCAACAAAGGGACTGCAGGACCAGTATCAAAACGATGATACCTCCATTCAATCTCTTATGGGTCGTTCCAATTACAACTGCCCCCATAACGTTGGTCCATACAACTCATCAAAATGCAAGCAGCTTCAAAGTGCTGGTGGGTGCACAAAGGCAAGCACCTGCCCGTATTTTAAGACGCGTGAGCGATGGAGAAACGAAGCCGATCTCCGTTTGACCAATGCTGCATTTCACATCACGGCTCCTGTGACGTTAATTGGAGAAGACGACAATCGCGCGAATTTGCTCGTAATAGATGAGTGCCATGTAATAGACGAGCAGCTCGTTGATCATGCGACGCTAACGATAGATATGGCGGATTTGACTCACGTGGAGTCTGTTTGTGGTAAGGCGTTTGGTGGTCTTTTCACAACGTTCATCAATGCCTTCATGGAGCACAATACAGGACAGAGTCTTATTCCAGATAAGGACATGCAAGAAATTGCGTCAAAGCTAGCGAATGCCATCGAGGCAAAGCTCACGGAGTTGGACACCAAACTCAAAGAGGGCGGAGCGCGCAAGGATTCTATTGCAACTGCCATTGATGAGTTGGAGCAATATTCCGAGTCTCTCTTGAGCTTTGCGAATAGTAGTGGCGAATGGATTGTTAATGAGTTTGGATATGCGACCAAGGTTGTCCTGCAACCCGTGTACGCTTACCAAGTGGTCAACCGAGGTCTCTACGAAAAAGCGGACCAATTCATTCATATGTCGGCTACGATTTGTGGTCACTCTGAGTACATGAGGAACCTGGGTATCAAGCCGGCGGAAGCCGAGTGCATCATGGTGGCCAATCCTATCGACAAGTCTCAGCGAGTTGTCCATGGACTTAATGTCATCAAGGTATCTGGAGACTATGATCGCCATCGCCTAGCGTCCTTTGTGGATAAGATCATCAAGCGGCACCCGGATGAATGTGGTATCATCCATACCGTCTCCTTTGCACTAGCGAAGGACATTGTTGCCAATTCGGAATACTCATCCAGGATGCTTGTGTCCAACAATCGAGAAGAGATTCTGAATCATCTGAAGCGTAAAGGGAACGTCATCGTTAGCCCTAGCGTTGAAGAGGGCTATGACTTTAAGGGGGATCTGGCACGTTGGCAAATCATTGCGAAGGTTCCGTTTGAGTACCTAGGATCTCCGTGGATTGCTCTCAATGCCTCGAGGTCTTCCAAGTGGTACGCCCGCAAAGCGATTGTTCGTATCGTGCAGGCATCTGGACGAGCAGTTCGCGGCTTAACGGATCACGCGACCACGTACATCCTGGATAGCAACTTCCAGCGCCTCCTTGGGAACAATCGAGAGTTGTTTCCAACTTGGTATCTGGATTCTTTGGAGATGAGATGAAATTTTGTAAGAAATGTGAAGGCCCATCCGGAAGCTGCTGCGACTTTTGCAAGCATTACGCTTTCAACGCAGATGCGGGCGGATTTTATGTTGGGAAAGGGTTTTGTGCTTTCCACGACAGACCGGAGGACCCCGGGTCTCTCTGTGATGACTTTTATTGCGATAATGTGGGCTTTGAGGATGAGGATAGAGAAAATGACCTATAAGACTGGAATGGAAAAATGAACTTACGATCACTCCACTTATCCGCAGAACGCTGGTACGATTTCAACGTCATTCAACGCGACTATCACAACTGGGAACACGCCAACAGTGTGGTCTCCGCTCTGCCTCATTGGGCTCCGGATTCGGTTGTTCTGGCTGCGTACTGGCATGATGCTGTATATGTTCCAGGAGCACAACACGATGCAAACGAAAATGCCTCAGCTGCTGCTTTGGCTCTATCAGCCAGGGAATACACAGATAGAAAGACCCGAGACATCATCGACGAGGCAGTTGAGTTGATCAAGTGCACCACTATCAAATGGCACCTTATGACCTCCAACCTGGGGATTGATATTGTTGAGGAAGAACAACGAGCTATGCTGCTGGATGCAGACATCAGTTCCTTGGCAGATCCGTATGATACTTTTGTGCAAAATCAAAAGTCCATTTTGCTAGAAAATGGCCTAGAGGTCAATAGAATCAACCTCAGAAAGTCCGCCGCGTTCCTTAACCAATTTCTCAAAAATCGCGCCTACATCTACCACACAAAGTACGCCAGAGATCGCTGGGAAGAAGATGCCCGCGCAAACATTCAAATTTTTACTACGGGTTTGGAGGACCGGTGATTCTCCATACATGGAAATTTCTTTTTCTGTAAATACTTTTTTTGAGGAAAAGAGTATGTTGAATTTTAAAGAATTTCTTGCTTTAGATGAGATTGAATCTATCAAAGTCAAACGTCGAGATAAGTTTGGGTATGGGGGGCTTTTGGGGCATAAAATTAATTCCGATTTGGGGGGGAACCCGATCGGCAAATTTTCTGATCACACGGTTTACAGAAGAAACTACTCGTTTTATCTAACAGATAAAAATGGTATTGTGCAAATGGTATTGGTCACAGATCCCTATACAAATCGAAATAATGTTTTGCAGGTTGACGTTGTTTCTTCTCAGGCATCTAACACAATTCCAGCTCAAAAATTCTATGCTTGGTTAATAAAGAAATTAAACATCGTGTTAGTATCTGGCAGTATGCAATCTGCAGGAGGAAAGAGTGTTTGGGAGCGCCTATCCAAAGAGCCTGGTATTGGCGTGCATGGTTGGTTGGACTCCCGCCGCGGTGGAACGCCGGTAAATTTGGGGGCACATCTAGGGGCAGACACAGAAGATGAAACCCACATCCGACCTGCGGAGATCGCAAACATCGAATATAATATGGATTGGGATGATGATCGTAATCGGAAAGGGTCCGGAAAAGATATCAAAGATCTCTATGACATTGAAGAGCTGGTGTTGGTTGCTTTTAAGAAGTAACTAAAATTATTTTAGTTTACCTTCATTCATTGAGATTCGGGAATTGACGTCGTTTAGCTGCTCTTCGTAACGCTGTAGCATTGCCATATCGGCTTGCGATTTCTTTTCCTTCATCCTGATATCAAACAGCTTATCCTCTACGGTTTGCTTTCTTAGGTTGTCTAGACCTATGTTTTGTTCGATCCTCATTTTTGTTATGTCATTGGTTGCGGCATCTTTGATTTTTTCGACGTCATCAATGCGAGCGTAGCGGGACTCTACAGCAATTGCTCCTCCAATGAGAGCAAACGATAGTGTCGCAACCGCGGTGATTTCTGAAATGTTTTGTTTTAGTTTTTCTAGCATTTTTTTTCCTCGGTGACAATGGTATTTATGTTTTGAGGGATTGTGTTCTTTACTTTTAATCCTCGCTGTGCTATAATTACAACGTGGAAGAGAAGATTAACTGTAAAAAGGAAATGATGATGTTTGCTCCAGTACGTAACACGAATTCCAAGGTTTTCCTGAACTTGTCGCACGCTCCTTCCAAGGAAGCGAAAAAGGTGACTCGGATTGCCGAAAAAGAATCCAAGCGCGTTCGCGACATGCGTAAGCCCTCCAAGGGCACGGTGGTGACGTACATCGCCTGATTGTTGCAAATTTGCAACGGTGGTGAAAAGAGTTCAACTCTTTTCACCCATTTCCGTTCAAAAGTGTCTGGAGAACACTAAGTACCTTATATGACGAAAAACAAACCATTTCCGCAGAGCTTTACCTTGGATGCCACACATCCTGAGAGCCGCGTCTGCCTCGGGTATGATGCGATTAATGGTGGTTGGAATGATTAGCAAGTAGGTCCCTCTTGCAATCTTAAGAACAGGGGACCATCGGTCCCCTTCGTTGTTTGTGGCGTTTACTTTTAATCCGGGCTGTGTTACAATAACACATAGCAGGGAGGAAGTGGAAAAGAGTTAAGTAAAAAGAGGTTCGCAAAGAACTACTTTTTAGTTGACTTTTAATCGGAACGGTGTTATAATAAACACTTGTTAGGTTGGAAGTAGGTTTGGAGCTGATCGTAGCACTCACCGAGAGTTCATTAAAAATTCGACGTTGGACCGTTACTGGTAAGATCTTTGGATACAGAATCCCTTCGGGGTTGGACGTTACCGAGGATAGCCAGGTTGACACCCCGACGTCGGGTTTGCGATGACCCAATTTGGTCGTTAAAAATCTGTTGATATTTGGATGGTTCCTCAAGCGGATCTAACTCCCTTTAGTTAACTCTAGAGGCTCGGGAAGGACGCAACGTTGTGATAACGAAGCGAGCGGAGGGACCATATTCAAACACGTTACATCAGGCTGGCCCTGCTAGACGCGAGGTAGCGCAGTTCGTTCTGCGAAGATTCCAGCGGTAACGTGTTTGAATATGGTTTACACCACAAGAATTTTACTCCAGTCGTCTAGTGGCTAGGACATCGGGTTTTCATCCCGAGAAAGACGGATCGAAACCGTTCAGCAGTACCAAAGTTTTCAAGCAGGCTGTAGGATTAGAAGTGTCCATCAGTTAAAGAGTGGGGACTGAGCGCGAGCTCAGACGGGAAGTGTAAGTCAGTTCAAGTACTCGTAAATGCAAAGGGTCTAAAGACCTTAGCAGCCGTACAGTAAGATCGGTGGAGACGTTGAGACCGTGGTACCCTTAGGTGTAATAACACACTGCTATTTTATTTGGAGTGGATGCTCTAATGGTAGGGCAGCGGGCTGTAACCCCGTGGCTTCGGCAAGTAGGTTCGATCCCTACCCACTTCACCAGAATACATCGCGTGACGCAGCTGGCGTGGCGACTTGGCCTTCACCCAAGTGAGAGGGGATCGAAACCCCTACGCGATACCAAAGGATTACGGGGGCAGCATAAGGATGCGGGTTTGCCTTGCAAGCAGACTGACTAGATCGGAGCGTTACCGACGGTCTCCACCAAAGTTTCGAGGTTACCAAAACCGTTAGAGTGCGATAGATAAAGTTGGACGCAACCGTAAGAATCACACTACATGAAACCAGACGAGCCAGGCAGTAAGATTCCTGGGTAGCGAGGCGGCGGAGTATTTTGGATGTAATGATGACAATTCCTCAAAAAGATTACTAAGGCGATGTTGAGTAGATTAGTAGATGGAAACCGAGCCGGGTGCGGAGATCACGCTGTCTTCACAGTGCGTGGACACGATGAGAAGCGTAAGGTGGCAAGCTAAAGGAATTCGGTCCAGTAGGGTTTGAAAACACATCGTTAGCGGAAAGAGCTGTTGATGGGACAGAAGTTATAGAGATCTTATATCGTAAGCGCGGATCTCAATAACGCCGTGTAATCCCTCAGTCTTTTGAGAGTTCATATACAATTCCACTGTGACTGGGAAGGTGACGCGATAACTGCGAACCCGACTTCGGTTGCTCTGGTAGGCAGCGAAAATGGATTGTACCAGCGATTAGGAATGTATCGCAGTGGCGTTCTATATGAATTAGTCGGAAAGCAAGAGCCGAAAAGTAAACACCCGCCAGCGAGGAAGCATGGTGGCAACCGCGGGGTATCCTGCGTGAACAGAAGGGTGGGGTAAGAGTCCTCAAGAATGATGCTTCTCTAAATTTAATGCTTCGTTAGCTCAATCGGGAGAGCACTTCACTGTCACTGAAGAGGTAAGGGGATCGAAACCCCTACGAGGCGCCAAGATTTATGGTGTTGATAGCTCAATGATAGAGCCGCGGGTTGTGATCCCGTTAGATGTGGGTTTGAGTCCCATTCAACACCCCAAGAGTTTTGAGGCGAAGCTGATCTGTATGTCAGCGGCAATTGTTGATATTGTTGGAAAGTAGGTTGAGAAGGCGGTGAGCACCACCGTATGCTTTTCAAGTGAACTTCCCTTTGGAGATTGCGTCTTTATCACGTACTGAGTAAAAGCTGTCCGGACAGTGAGTAGCGAGACTCGTGAGCCTCATATTATTTTATGCGGTGGTAGTTCAATGGCAGAACGAGGTCCTTCCAAGTCCAAGACCCGGGTTCGATTCCCGGTCGCCGCTCCAGTGTTTTCGGGGGATTAGCTCAGCTGGGAGAGCAGGTGTTCGAGCTTGTAATCCTCACAAAATCTGTATTTCACTAAATACGGGTAAGGAGGAACATAATGTTCTACTATCTGTATGAAGTCAAAAATAATATCAACGGCAAGATTTACGTTGGTGTCCATAAAACCCAAGACTTAGATGATGGGTACATGGGAAGCGGTAAGATTATTAATGCGTCGATTAAGAAGAATGGAATCGAGAATTTTACCAAGACGATTTTAGAGCACTTCACCTCAGCGGAAGAAATGTACGCTAGAGAAAAAGAAGTGGTTAATGAGGAATTTCTAGAACGAGACGATACCTACAATCTCCGTCGTGGAGGGCTTGGTGGGTTTGATCATCTCAACGATGGTTCTCAAGAACATTTGAATAGGGCGCGAAAAGCAGCTCCTCTTGGATCTGTAGTTTGCAGAATGAATAAGATAGGAATTTTTTCGCCGGACTTCGTTTCTTCGTTTAAGGACCCAAAGATTAGAGCTTTGGGAAACACTAAGGAAGCAAGAGAAAAAGCGAAAGTTTCGCAAAGAAAAACGTTTTCAGCCATACGGCACCAAGTTGGAGAGAAAAACTCTCAGTTTGGATCTATGTGGATAACAGATGAAACGATAAACAAAAAGATTAGAAAACTCGACGCTATCCCAGATGGTTGGCGCCGGGGAAGAATTACAAATGGGCTGTGATTGAGCTGGGGTTCTTGGCTGCTTTGCAAGCAGTTATCGGTGGGTTCGATACCCACACGGTCCACCAAAGATTTTGATGTACTATACCGTTAAGGAGACGGTCCGGATTGTAAACCCGGCGCTTTAAGCTCTGATGGATCGTTACCATCGTGCATCACCAAGTTTTAGGATGAGTTCTGCAAATCAAAAATTAGCTAACTAAGGTTGTCTAGCGACAAAAACCATCCTGTTTTATTTTGTGTTCTTAAGGCTGATGACGCCAATCGTCAGAAGTGCTTGGGATTTGCCTCTCAGTTGACGGCGTTGGCGCGCTTAGATTGAGATGCGGTTTTAACGTATTGGCAGCGTACCGGGCTAACGCTCGGGGAGTGGGTTCGATTCCCGCAGACTGGTAATTGCAAAGATCAGCCTTAAGAATATAATGCCGAATTAGCTCAGTTCTGGAAGAGCAGCTGTTTCGTAGTCAGAAGGTCGGGGATTCGAGTTCTCCATTCGGCACCAGATTTAGAGATTAGGACCATGCGCTTTTACGCGCAAAGAGTGGCGTACCGTAGTGATGCGGATCATACGTTCTTCCATGGGAAGCAATCTCAATTGTTTTAGGATACTTGCAGCAAATTCAAATTCACTGTAAATGAAGCAAACCGTATCCTGTTAGATTAGCCCTTATAGCTCAGCTGGTAGAGCAACCGCCTTGTAAGCGGTAGGTCCGGGATTCGAATTCTCGTGGGGGCACCAATTATGTTCCGTGACGCAGCTGGCGTGGCGACTAGGCCTTCACCCTAGTGAGAGGGGATCGAAACCCCTACGGAACTCCATTTTTGATATATCCATAGCCCCTCGTATGCTATAATGGGAAATACGAGGTATCAAAGGATTTTGCGTGGTTAGCTCAATTGGTAGAGCACAGCGTTGCCAACGCTGAGGTTAGGAGTTCGAGCCTCCTACTCCGCACCAGATTTATGCCTAGTTACCAGAGCGATCTAATGGCTACGCCTGCAAAGCGTGTGATTCGGGGGTTTGAATCCCTCACTAGGTTCCAAAATTTAAGAATGCCCAGGTACGCTAATTGGTAGTGCGGCTTGATTCAGAATCATGTGGTTGAGGATTCGAATTCCTCCCTGGGCACCAAAGTTATCAGGTTTGCGATCGGAGGTCATGACCCTATCGCCTATAAAAACACCTAGTGTTCCTGACCAGTTTTATGCGCGAGTAGCTCAGTCGGTAGAGCCTTGGAGGGAATAGATGGGGAATGATCATCTCGTCGATTTTCCTTAGTTGGAAGAACGTAACCTTGGTCAGCGGTGCACCGCGATAGGCCCGGAGTCCACGCCAACGTGCGCAGGTTCGATTCCTGCTTCGCGCACCAGATTTATTGAAGATTATGCGCTTGTAGACAAATTGGCAAAGTCGCCATCTTGAGGGGATGGATATTAATTGCAGGTTCGAAGCCTGTCGAGCGCACCAAGAATTTAGGTTCTATAGACCACTAAGGATGTGGCCCGGACTGTAAATCCGGTAGCCTTCGGGCTCAGCTAGGATCGTTACCTAGTAGGACCACCAAATGATGGAGAATGTGTTGCAACACAAACTCCGCTGACGAGAGGTAATTGGCTCGTCGATCTCAAAGTAGTGTAGCCGGGAGCACGGCCCTTGATGGGGTATAAGGTTGGGGTTCGAGTCCCTTACGACTGAGATCCAAAGATTAGTGTAGCTGGGACTACACCGCCGGTAGAGCAATCGTGATCGGCAACAATTTATTCCGCAGAAACCGAGCATGGCGCATGGTCGTGACTGTTAATCACTGTTTAGTCTGGTTCGATCCCAGAGTGCGGAGCCAGTTTTAGGATGTATTCAGCAAATCAAACAAAATCAAACTTTTACTTTGACCAAAAACACATCCTGTTATTTTCCTAGTTCGGGTAGCTCAGAGGAAGAGCACTGTCTTGATTTCACTAAATACCACAAAAGGATTTAGAATGTCGAAATTTCAAGTTAAATGTTCTTGCATTAAATGCAAAGCTGAGACAACAACCGCGCAGTTGAAGAGAAACCATATCAATGGATGTCCTTCTAAGAATCTCCCCAAGAAAGCGGGTGCTTGGAATAAAGGATTGACAAAAGATACTGATATTCGAGTAAAGAATCATTCTCTCTCCCTTATCGGAAGAGTCTCAGGGAAAGCAAAAACCGAAGAAGCTGAAGAAGACAGAAAAGCTAAAATTAGCGATTATGCTAAATCTTCTGGGTTTGGTGGTTATCGAGAAAATGCGGGAAGAAGCAAAAAGTTTAAAGTGGTTGATTCCTTTGGAAAGGAAACCACTTTGCAGAGTTCTTTTGAGTTTCGATGCTCAGAACTTCTAAACGATATGGATATTAGGTGGTTGCGTCCCAAATCATTAAAATACGATGGTCGCAATTACTTCGCGGATTTTTATCTTCCAGATTTTGATATTTGGTTAGATCCAAAAAATTCGTATAAAGCAAAACAAGACGCTGAGAAAATTTCGGCGGTAATAGAACAAAATCATGTGAAACTCTATGTTTTACTTGAAGAACAAATAACAAAAGAATATGTTGCCTCGTTAATTCAATGGTAGAATAATCGGCTGATAACCGATATACTGCGGATCGTAACCGTGACGAGGTACCAACACCATGTTTTCGCCCCTGTACGCTAATTGGTAGTGCGGCTAGATTCAAAATCTTGTGGTTGTGGATTCGAATTCCACCTCGGGCACCAATAATTTATCTCTCTATTCCAATGGCAGGATGCCGGTCTCCAAAACCGTGCGGTGTGGGTTCGAGTCCTACGAGGGATGCCAAGTTTTCAGTCTGTAATGTCAAAGGAAGACGGCCTGGTTCGGAGCCAGGAGGTTGGGATATCGTAATTCCCCAGACTGACCAAGTTACTCTCATTCGCCTAGTCTGGTATGGCACTTCGTTTGGGACGAAGAATAACGGAGGTTCGAATCCTCCATGGGAGACACACTCTGGATTTCACTAAATACAGGATGAAACATTACTTTTATCTGTACGAAGTCCGGAACAACATCAGCGGGAAGATTTACGTTGGTGTCCATAAGACCCGAAATTTAAATGATGGGTACATGGGAAGCGGTAAAATTATTCGACGGTCGATCGAGAAGAACGGCATCGAGAACTTTACCAAGACAATTTTAGAGCACTTTGACTCTAGTGAGGAAATGTACGCTAGGGAAAAGGAAGTGGTTCACGAGGAATTTTTGAATCGAGATGATACCTACAACCTCCGGCGTGGTGGTTATGGCGGATTCGATTACATCAACAAGACGGGTAAAAACGTTGATCTAACTGAGCAACGTAAACGAGATCCCTCGATTCTACATCGAAGCCTCGCGACGCAGAAAGCAAAACGGATAGGATTTTACAATCCTGAGGTTAGCGCTAAAGGTCGAAAGAAATGTTTAGATCTCAAATTGGGATATATGAATCCTGAAGTGGGAACTCGAGGTCGAGTTGCAGCTCAAAGTGAGAGCGCAAGAATTAAACGAGTGTCCACAATGGCAGAGAATGAACACCAACGCGGTGAGAAGAATAGCCAATATGGATCCAGATGGATAACCAATGGAATCGAGAGTCGGAAAGTTTCAAAATCCGATTCTCTTCCGGAGGGTTGGATTCCTGGCCGAAAAGTTTTGTAATAGATGAGTATGCTGAACTGAGGTGTTTAGCCTCCCGCGTTCATCCGCGCTATACCGGGGAATCAGCTCCTGGTTACGTTACGTTTTATTTGGATAAATAGTGGGTTTACTCCACGAAAGTTTTTATGCCAGCATGTGTTAGATTAGGTGATATTTGTACGGGTCATGGGTGTTTCCCATCTAGACCTAATATCAGCGCATCTCCCAACGTGTTCCACAATAGCTTGGGTGCACATAGAATTGGAGATGGCTGGGCAGTCCATTGTTGTGTGACGTGCCATGGATCTGTCCAAGCAAGCGGTTCTCCTAATGTATTCATTAACAGTATTCCGCAGGCTAGAATCGGTGATTCGGTTGCCTGCGGATCGAGAAATATGACGGGTTCGCCCAACGTATTCGCAAATTAAGCATCCTTGGCGCAGCGGTAGCGCGGTGCCCTTACAAGGCGAAGGTCAGTGGTTCGATCCCACTAGGATGTACCAATTTGCAATTTTCAAAGTGCCAACGTTTCATGTTGCTTGTGCTTCCGGTTTTTTGACAGTGTGGACATTGTACTATTGGAGCCGGTTTTCCAGAACATGGATTTTTCCATGTTCCTATTCTTAACTTGTTTCGTTCTGCAACGTCGGGTCTGGGGTGTTTCCCCGTTTTGCCTTTTTTCATATTTTCTTTGCAAGTGGGTGTTTTAGCAATTCCTTTGCGTGAGATAGACATTTTTCTTTTTGTTGCTTCTGAATGGTGTTCGGGACCAACACAAAGAGATTCGCTGTTTAAGTGATATTTTCGGTTGAGTTTTAATTTATTGTCCCAATTCTCAAATATAAGTTGCTGTTCATAAATATATGCCCATTTTGACTCAAAAAACACTGCTAATATCTCTATCTCAAATTCTGAGAAGATGGGTCTCACATATTTTGATGATGTGAAGTAGATTTTACCCAAATCTTCTTCTGGAGGACATTTGTTTTTACATCTGGACCCGATATAAAACTCACCCGTGGACGGTTTAGTTAATTTATAGACATATGGTAGTATTTTTGACATAATCACCTTTTGCGGTTTGTGTATTTATACAATCTGATCGTTCTATGAACCGGATGTGCTAGCACATACTGCCATCGCAACGGAGCCAATCCGCGGCGAGAAAAGGAACTTGTTCCGCAAGTTCAAAATGAAGAAGAATTGATACTCCGGTTTCGCCAAGTTGGTCTAAGGCAGCGGGTTTTGAACCCGCCATTTCATAGGTTCGAATCCTATAACCGGTGCCAAGTTAAATGCCGATATAGCTCAGTTGGTAGAGCGGTACCCTGAAAAGGTATGCGTCGGGGGATCGAGGCCCTCTTTCGGCACCAGATATTGCGCTTTACTTTTATCGGTAGAGTGTGTTATAATTGATATTAGACAGTAAGTTTTACGACAAAAGGAAATGACATGAAACGTTCTGATAAACGATAGTGTCAATCTGAATCCCATGTAGGTTCGGGTTGGCACGTAAAAGACAAGATCTTACACCAACCCTTCGCAAGCATTAATGGTGATGCACTCGGCTCTTAACCGAAAGAACACGGATCGTTACCGTGGCGTGGGACCAATATGGGATTGTAGCTCAGAGGAAGAGCAGCTGGCTTTTAACCAGTGTGTCGGGATTTCGAAATTCCCCAGTCCTACCAAGTTTATTTTGAACATCGGCCCAAAGTTGATGCTTTCCTGCAGGATGCATTCACGGTGGCTCTGTAGTTTGATTCGGTTCGATTCCTGATCGCATGGCTTGCGGGTTTCATACAGCAACCCACCGGTTAATCGGGGCCGATGTTCAAAACAAATTTAGAATGCGTTCCGCAAATTCAAAAAATTCAACTTGTAATTGAAAAATAAGCATTCTGTTATATTTTGCGGCTGTAGCTCAGATGGATAGAGCACTTGCCTACGAAGCAGGGGGTCGGGGATTCGATTTCCTCCAGTCGCACCAGAATTATTCTCCTATAGCTCAGTTGGTAGAGCGCGTGACTGTTAATCACTAGGTCCGTGGTTCGAGCCCACGTAGGGGAGCCAAGAATTGCGCGGGTAGGGTTGGTCACCACACCGGTCTCATAAGCCAGGTGCATCGTCAGTTCGAATCTGACACCCGCATCCAAATTAAGCGCCCGTAGCACAATGGACAAATGTCTCGGTTTTCGAAGCCGTAGGGTGGGGGTTCGAATCCCTCCGGGCGCTCCAAAGAATATAGCTGATTAGTGTAATGGCAGCACGCGTAGAAACGCATCCTGACAAGGATGTATTCTGCAACTAAAATTCATTCCATCATCAAGGACGAAGACCTGTTCGATTCAGGTATCAGCTACCAAGTTTATTGCGACAGTGACCCGCACAGCGCGCGCCGGGAATAGAGTGGTCTGTAAGGATCCAGGAAATGTCAGTTCGAATCTGACCGTCGCAGCCAGTTTTTGGAAAGTTAACCAACCGGGGCGTTGGCATGGATTGCTAATCCATTGGTCCGTTCTAAGAAAACGGATAGAGATCGAGACTCTAGCTTTCCTCCACTTACGGGGATTGAATACTGGTCGTCCACAGGCGACCATAACAGCTTGTAACTCAAGTTGGCGTACCGGGTGAAAGCTCCCGGCGATCTCCACCAATAAGGAATTGATTATGAAACGCGAAATGTTTATGGACGGTGATGGTGTAGTTCAGGCGATTGAGACAGAGACACACATCTTTGGTCTCTTCGGCAAGTTTCGAGCACTATCTAACTTCCATGAAGAACCTCTCATCGTAGACGGATTGAAGTTCCGTTGGTCTGAGGCAGCGTACATGGCGGAAAAGACCTTCCTAGCAAAAGAGAAGCTGGCTATTATGGCTTGCGACACTCCAGGGAAGACGAAACGCCTCGGGCAGCAACTTACGCTTCGCCCGGATTGGGAGGACGTAAAAGAATCAAAGATGCTCAAAGTTCTCAGAGCCAAATTTCAACAGTCGGCACATTGCCGTGAATTGCTCCTAAGTACAGGAGACAAGTACATTGAAGAAACGAACTGGTGGGGTGATAACTACTGGGGCAAGTGCGACGCTCATGGGTTGAACATCCTAGGCAAATTATTAATGCAAATTCGAGAAGAATTAAGGAAAGAATTGTAATGTTTATCAAACCCACAAAGACGTTTTGTCTATCAAAACGCAACAAAACCATGGTGGCGCTACTGAAGTTTCGTTCAGATGACTCCCGCCATGAGTTCAAAAACATGATGATCCAAGCCCAATTGGCTGGAGCTGTTCAATACAAGCCGGAAGCGAAAAAGAAGAACGGCATGATTGAACCCATCACAGCGGAATAATTTCAACACTCGACCTAACGATCCGAAAGGATAGGAAGTTCGGGGCTTGCGCTAAGAGCGAGTGGGAGAAGTAGATCGGGTGACAACGTCCGAATGCTTCGTTAACACCACCAAGATACAGCAAGCAATGCAAACAGATCCTGGCAACTCTTAGGCTAGAGGATCGGGTTGCAGCACCTATGACCAGGATTGAAATCCTGCGAGGATGGGGTACGTTCCCATAGATTAATGTTAGGATAGAACAGAACCCCGGCTACGGAGTGTTGAAAATCTTTACACCACCATCGTTCAATTGGATAGGACGCTTGCCTCCTACGCTTGTAATGCAGATTCGAGTTCTGCTGGTGGTACCAATTTCGGGAGAGTAGCTCAGTTGGTAGAGCTTCGCAAAAAATTTGGATTCTTGGAGGTAGCGCTTAAACTTCAGGACAATATCCAAACGAGGGTCCGTGGTTCGAGCCCACGCTCTCCCACCAGTTTACGGCGTATTTGTCGCAATTCTAATTTCCCCGCCATATTTGACTTTTAATCCAGATTGTGTTAATATAAGAACAGGATATAATTATGTGGATTGAAAACGTTCCCGCTAGCAGCATCGCAAATCGTATGCACATTGATGCTGGACCCAACAGCATGTTGATTCAGATTCTGGATCCGTGCTCTACGTTCCCAGTGCCGAAGCACCAATTCAAGGAAATTCATCAGTTTGAGTTCCTGGATATTGAGGATGACGACATTGCCAAAGGGGTATTCCCGGAAGATGTTGCGATTCAAGAAGATCAGGCGGTGGAAATTGCTAGGCTTCTCAGGCACGCTCTTGAGAATAGGATGCACGTAGTTGTTCATTGCCATGCCGGGCTTTGCCGAAGCGGCGCAGTTGCGGAAGTTGGCATCATGATGGGATTTCAAGATACGGAGCGGACTCGAATTCCCAACCTCAGGGTGAAGCATAAGTTGCTTCGCGCTTTGGGTATGGACTTTGATCCAAACGAAAGCCCGCTCCTTTTTGGTACGGATAAATACAATTTTTAACACTCACTTAGCTCAGTGGTAGAGCGTTGCGTTGACATCGCAAAGGTCGGGGGCTCGGATCCCTCAGTGGGTACCAAAATTTGGATTAATCCACAAGCCCAATATGCGATTCCTATCAATTCTAACCATCGCCCTATCCCTTCTATCTGGATGTGGTAGCGGCGATTCCGTCCCACAACCCATGAAAATCTCAGTGTACGGAGATAGCATCTCGGCAGCGAGTCCAGATTTGAATCCGGGTTTTTCCGCAGAGCTGAGTCAATTGCTGGGTTTGGCTGTTACTGATCATGCTCGAGGCGGCGGTAGCGTTAGAGATTTCTCGGTCGTCGATGACACCGATCTTGTTCTGATTCGATACTCTGGAGCTGATGCTCTACACTATGGATCTTTGGATGTTACTCAGGTTGCGATATTCAAGTCGTCCTTGGTGTCCTTGATCAAATCAGCCAAGAAGAAAGTTGTTCTCACAGGAACCATAAGGTTGGCTCCATATGAACAGCTACTGGATTATAACTATCCACACGATGCATACCTGCAGAAGGTCATCGACTTGGATGTGTACGACAACGCGGTGAGGGAAGTTTCTAAAGAAATGAACATTCCATTCATCGACATTCGGTTGGTCCCCTTCTACGGAAGAGAAGATCTTAGGGATGAAGTGCACCCTAACCAAAAATATAGTACGAGGTTCAGCAATTACATTGCAAAAGAACTCATACAATATCTTCAATAGATAAAGCGTCGGTAGCTCAGCGAATAGAGCAGCGGTCTTCTACACCGTAGGTCGGGGGTTTGAATCCCTCTCGACGCGCCAATTAGCGCCAGTAGCTTAGAGGTTAAAGCAGTGGACTCATAATCCATTGATCGCGCGTTCGAATCGCGCCTGGCGCACCAATTTCAGGATGATTACAGCAATCAAAATTTCTTCACCAAAACCAGGAGGACCGCTCCGCTGGGGAGATGCCGTTAGGGTTCGATTCCCGGTCTTAGGCAAGCATCCTGTTTACTTTTAATCCAGTTTGTGCTATAATGTAGTATGAACGAAGCACTCAAAACACTGGCGACGATGGTTGATCTGATCTACAGCGAGACCTCTCGACTCGCCATGGACGGCAATCTGGATGACAAGGCATACTTGATCCTCCGCGAGGCAGCCGTCGACGCAATCAATCTCCGGCAAAAAATCCTCGATGCTCGCGGTTGGAACATCACCGCGGGCCGCGCGAAAGCCAAATAATTTACTTTTAATCCAACCTGTGCTATAATAACACATAGCAACAAAGGATGATGGACAAAATGGCACAATTGAAGTACACCAAAGAAATTCGCTCTGTTATGCGCGAACTGGGTATGGCATCCTGGGGCATTTGGACGAACAAGCACAAGCATTGCCGTACGGTGAAATGCTACGCTCCTCGCGGGGTTGTGGAATCAGCAGCTTTGCGTAAAGCTCTGGAAAAAGTGGTGAAAACCATTCCGGGGGCGACACTCAAGCGAATCCAGCCGCCGATGCGGTATGCGATGCGCCAGGCAGATTCGATGATCGTGCGGATTCCGATGGAGGCGTTCGAATGAAGGACTCTATTTGGGATGGATTTGCGGTGGGGGTCTTCGGGACCGTAGTGTTGGGAACTCTTTTGAATTTACTGCCGGGAAGTTATAGATCAATGGCAGCAGATGCCATTGCGGAATGTCAAAAGAGCCTCCCGCGAGATCAGACCTGTGTGGTAGTGGCAGTTCCAAAGGAAAAGAAGTAACAATTGGCTGGGAAACCAGCCTACAATCTTAACCAGATCTGGGGTCAGGGGAGCCCCATTCGGATAAGGTAGTCGAGGCGGCGCATCGATGCGCCGGTTAAACCGATGCCCTTGCCGGGGACTTTGGTGCTGAAATGCACCAACTGGGTATGGTTAAGATTGTATTAGGAGAAAGACCATGGAAACAACAACGGAAATCAAGGTGACCAAGATTGGTCCCCGTTGGCATGCCAGGTTGTTTTACAAAGGCAACGTCCATTCGGAAATGGCATGCGAGGTTCGACAGGATATCGGCTACATTTGCCGTGATCTGGCTCGATGGTTCGACAAATGTGGCGGAGACTGCAAAGCAGCAGACGCGACTAGGACTCGCCTGAATCGGAAAGAAACGAATTACCGAGGTCCGGTTGGGAAAGTGTGGCACTCAAGCTACTTCCTGAAGCCCAGGACCAAGTAAAGATTGTGCGGAGTAGGGGAGAGGTCGTCCCCGCAGGGCTCATAACCCTCGAGATCGCGTGGTTCGAATCCCGCCTCCGCTACCAGATTGCTCGCAAGAGGAAAGTATAGATACTTGCGTTAAAGAGGAGACATTCTAACCTCGGCATTTTTATTGGAGATGATTATGGACGATAGTATTTTTGAGCCTGCTTCGAGGTTTTTTCATGCTGGTATCGAGTTGCAACTTACCTGTGGTGCTTGTCCGCAGCAATACGATGCCTATAAGGACTATGGCGACGATGAGGGACTAAAGCAAGTTGGTTACCTTCGTTTGAGACATGGTGGCTTTCGCGTGGATGTTCCGGACTGCGGTGGAGAAACGATCTATAGGGCGAGTCCGAAAGGGGATGGTATCTTTGATCAAGATGAAGAAGAATTCTACCTCAAGGAAGCATGTGAGGCAATTGCTAAACATCTAGAAAAGTGATAACTCGGGGGTCTACGCTAATTGGTAACTGCGAGGGGACTTAAAATCTCCTGTTTCTGGGTTCGAATCCCAGGTCCCCTACCAAAGAATAATTGACGGCGCAAGCGGTAGATCAGAACTGCTGCGTTCGTGACAAGAGTGGTACCCAGTGCTCTTTATCAGTGAGGTGAGCGTGTGGTGGTGACTTCGAATATACCACCCATCATCTCCAGAGTTGTTCCCGCGATATGATAGGTAGTGGGTTCAGCGAACGGGTTTATTTCATCATGTACCCAACGAGGAATTTCGGGGGTACATGAGCCCTAACTCTAAGCTCACAGAGTTGGTAGTATTTATTGCTCTTGAAGTGTTCCCCGATGGCACGCATCTTTGGTATGGATGAAGATTCAGTTTGAGGCTGAACAAGAGCACCAAAATTTCTTTCCAAATATCGACAGATTTGTTTGATTTTAACGTTGAACCTTGTTATAATTAATCTATAGCGAACAACAACGCGATTAGGTCTACTCAACGAGTGGATATCGGCACTGGCGTACAAGTGCTCAAGAACTTCGTAACTTGAAATGATTTTGTCCCTGTGGCGCAATTGGTAGTCGCGCCAATATTCGCGAAATACTAAATATACGATACTACCAATTAAGGGAATATCGTGGAAAGAATAGCAATACCGGTTGAGACAGAAGAATTATGCCATTATGGTTGTGGATGCCAAGCCAAATTCCGGAACGGATCTGGAAATTTGATGTGCTTACCTAGATCTAATTCTTGCCCTGCTATTAAAGCAAAAAATGCTAAGGGGCTATCTAAAGCACACGCTGATGGTAAAATGCGTACAGATTTTGGTGGGAACAACGCCCGGGCGTGGTCGAAAGGAAACACAAAAGAGACGGACTTAAGAATAGGAAAGACTTGGGACGTTTTACGCGAAAAGATAAAATCCGGGGAATATATTCCGAGAAAAGGATGGACCCATACCGAAGAAGCAAAACAACAAATGTCCAAAAAGAGATCTGCGTGGTTGAGCATTCCAGGAAATAGGAAAAACTACGGAAGACATAAGAAAAGTTGGATGGAAATGTGTTTTGAGAAATGGCTCGGGGATAATAAAATAGAAGGATGGGAATCTGAAAAACATTTTAGAAATTTAGTAGAAAATAAGAATTACTTTTCTGATTATTGTTTTGAAGATAAGAAATTGATAATCGAATTAGATGGAACTCAACATCTTAAAACAATAGAAAAAGATAAAATTAGGGATGAGTTTTTATCCTCCCTAGGATACAAAGTTATTAGAATATCACATAAAAACTTCAAGGAACGATATTTTAGTAATGTTGGATTTAGAGATATTTTGGGCCGCTGACAAATGCAAATTGGTACAGCTACTGCGTTTAGATCGCGGGTTTTTCCGGGTTCGAGTCCCGGGTGGCCCACCAGAGTCCCTCCAGGGATACCAAGAATTAGTATGGATTCAGCAAACAAAAATCACGGGTGTTCCCGTAACAAAGGGCTTGACATCCTAACAACTGTCAAAAGCCATACTGATGAAAATGCATAGGATGATTGCAGCAACCAAAACATAGCACTAAAGAGTGCCCACTGTGAGGACCGTCGAAAGGCGTAATTGTGTGGGATATGTTCCGAGAAGCAGAATAATTTCGAGTATGCCAGAGAACTGGATATGATAAGCGTCCGAGACGACGTTGGATTTTGGGTGGGAATGACCAGGCACCCGGAGTTAGATGTAAACTCAACAATTACCAACCGAGCATCCTGATATTAAGGCAATTCCCGATCATGGGAAACAACATTAACCTGAAAGTGAAAAATCATGAACTTCTCTGAATTTTGGACGTAGGCAAGATACACGAACGTATAAATACTTCAAAAGGAGTAATTATGCCGTTCAAACCAACATACTTGTATGTCAAAACCCACAACATCACAGGCCTTCGTTACTTTGGAAAAGCGACGGGAAAAGAGCCAACAAAATATCGAGGATCTGGAAAATATTGGTTGCGCCATCTTAAGATACACGGAAATTCTATTTCTACAGAAATACTTGGATTCTTTCAAGATGAAGAAGAATGTGTAAGAGTTGCGACAGAATTCTCAAAACAGAATAACATAGTAGAATCTGAAGAATGGGCAAATCTAAAAGATGAGAATGGACTAGATGGGGGGAGCGATAAGGGGCATCAGAAGAAAGATACCTCAAAAATGAAGATTGCGGCAAAATTGCGGTCGAGGAAACTCCTTGAAAATGGGACTCATAATTTTCAAGGAGTGCGAGGATCTATATTGGCTAAAGAAAGAAATGAAAAGCTAATATCTAAAGGTGAGCATAATTTTCAAGGTGTTGTTGGTTCGGAACATTCTACAAAACTAAATCGAAAAAGAGTAGAAAATGGGACCCATCATCTCCTTAAGCGCGATGATGGATCTTCGTTAGCATCGGATAGAGTTTCTTTAGGAACTCACAATTGGCAACAACTCAACAAAAATACCGTAGCGTGTGTGGATGAATACGGGGAATTTATTAGAATACCAACAGAATTGTTTTGGTCACAATCCGGACCAAAAGAATCTTGGAAATATGTCGGACATACGTCCAAGATAGCCAAGAAAAGAATCGCGGATAAAAGTTTAGTAACTGCATCTGTTACTTAAAAATCTAAACTGGAGAATTGATTATGAATTTCGCTGACGCAATCCAAAATATGCCGGCTCGTACCGAAAACGGTATGAAGGCCCTGAAGTCCACGGCAAACGCCAACGTGGATCTGTATTTCAACATCGGCGCATCCCGCGGTAAGAACATCACGTCACAATTTGCAGCAGCTATGGCTGAAGACCGTGATCTCGCTCTGCGTATCCTGCAATGGGCTCGCGACGTGCGCGGTGGATCTGGCGAACGCCAACTGTTCCGCGACATGCTCGTGTACCTGGAATCCCGCGACAAGGACGCCGCTCTGGCTCTGATGTTCAAGACTCCGGAACTGGGTCGTTGGGATGACATCTTTGTATTCAAGACGAAGGAAATGAAGGAAGCCGCATTCACGATGTTGGGTGACGCCCTGCGCGCTCAAAACGGTCTGGCCGCAAAGTGGACGCCGCGTAAGGGTCCGTTGGCCGCGGAAATCCGAGCATTCTTCGGAATGTCTCCGAAGCAATACCGCAAGAGCCTGGTAGCGCTGACCAACGTGGTTGAAACCGCAATGTGTGCAAACACCTGGGATGGAATCAACTTCAGCCACGTTCCGTCGCTGGCTGCATCCCGTTACAAGAAGGCATTCAATCGTCATACCACCAAGTATGCAGAATATGTGGCGGCTCTGGTAAAGGGAGATCCAACCGTTAAGGTGAACGCTGCGGCAGTTTACCCGTATGACGTCCTGAAGGGCTTTAGCTCTTACGGATGGACCAAGGGATTCAACGAAACCGAGTTGGGTCACCTGACGGCGCAATGGAACGCGCTGCCAAACTACATCGGAGATTCGAAGGTTCTGCCACTGGTGGACGTATCCGGATCGATGACGTGTGCAGCAGGACAAAACGGATCTGTGACGTGTCTGGACGTAGCGGTCTCTCTGGGACTCTACTGTGCGGACAAGAACACTGGGGCGTTCAAGGATATGTTCTTGACGTTCTCTTCGGCACCGGAACTGTTGCTCCTCAAGGGCGACATCGTGAAGAAAGTTGACCAAATGGTTAAGTCCAAGTGGGGAATGTCCACAGACCTGCACAAGGCGCTGGACTTGGTCCTCAAGACCGCGGTTGCGGGTCGTGTATCTCAAGAAGACATGCCAGACATGCTATTGGTGATGAGCGACATGCAATTCAACCAATGCACGAGCTTCGACGACTCCGCCAACCAAATGATCGAACGCAAGTACGAAGCTGCTGGTTACACGGTGCCGAAGATCGTGTTCTGGAACTTGAACGCTAAGGGTAACGCCCCAGCCAAGTTCGACAAGAAGGGCGTTGCGTTGGTCTCTGGCTTCTCGCCGGCGACTCTAATGGGTGTTTTGGGTGCTGACGCATCTGAATTTACCCCGGAAGCAATCATGCGTAAGGCTGTTTGCATCCCGCGATACGACATCTAAGTGGTGTCGTTAATGGAAGAGGGGAATGGTTCCCTCTTCATCTGTTGATAATAGGAAATTGAAATGAAATCATCCATCACTCTAGTTATGGGCTTGGTAATGGCGATGGGCGCCATGGCCACCACGACCGTTGCACCAGCAACTCCCGCAAAGCCTGCGGCATCTGCTCCTGTAGCAAAGGCATCGGCAGCAAAATGACCCGCCGTACACCAATCATCGAAAAGGTCTACAACATTCTTGTCGTAGATGGCGCGGAAAAGACACCAACTCAGCTGGCAAAGGCAGCAAAGACCACGGAACATTCCGTGCGCTCTGCAATTAGCCGCATCCGTTCCCAATACGGCGAGGCAATCTATGCGAATGTCAAGAAGGACCGCAAGGGCAACGAAACCGTTGTCTATCGTTGCGGATTCCCAACTACTCATATGCTGAAGACCGGCAACACAATGACCAGGTAAGTCCTGCTTGTGATAGCCCTCTACATATCAAACCGCGGTATCACCGCATAAACGAGGGCTATTGCGATGCGAGTTATTTGGATGAGCTGTGCGGAATGTGCGGCGACGGAATTAATGCAACCATGTGAGGCTTGCCCAAACAGGCAGGCGCAGGGACTATGAGACGATATCCAAAATATACAGCCATGTCTTCAGAGTTCTTCCAAGCTTGGAAAGAGAGCTGGAAAGAAACTGGGTGTGATTGGTTGTCTTGGTCTGGACCGGGTTGGCTCCTGTATGATGGCACCCTCTTTGTGACGAGGGATTAGACTGCAATCTTATAAATACTCCACAGAAGGAGTATTCCGCATGAAACGATTTGTTTGGGGTTTGTTGCTATTGATATCTTTTCCGAGCTTTGCGGAAATTTCATTAACCCCAAAACAATACGGGGTTCTATGTGCCGATAGTGAGGATCTAATTAGGTCCATGACTCAGGATTTTTCGGAGAAGATGGCCTGGGCAGCAAAAGAGTCGGATGGCACAATCGTTTCACTATGGCAAAATAACAATGAGAATACCTTTACGTTGATTAAGACGGAAAAGAGTGGCAAGGTTTCCTGTGTGATAAGCGCAGGAAAAGTGTTTATGGGTGTATGAGAGAAGTTGAAATGAGTTCTGGACGCGGGTTCGAAACCCGCCAGCTCCACCAAAAGGAAGTTCATGAAACGCAAGATGCTAGTTTGGACAAAAGACCAACAGAAAAGATTTGAGAAGAGTTAGAGAAAAGACTTTTCCTATCAATAAGCATCTTGCGGAGATTCCTTCTGATGGGGCTGAATTGGTCTCGACAGGGCGAAAAGTAGTCGGATTGACACCTCAGTAGGCGATGACTGTAAATCAAGCAAATCAAGTAAAAGCAAACGAAGAAAGCTTTTTGATGGCGGCGTAAGCCCCATCGGAGTTTTGGTGGTTGAACTTAGCAACAGAATCAACCACCGCTAATTTTCACTGGAGTATATCATGTTTGGATTGATAAGTAAGAAGAAGCACGACGAAATCGTCAACAAATTGGCCGTGAAAGTAGCGTGTGCTGAAGAAAAGCTCCAGCAACTTCGCGACAAGAAAAATCCAGTCGACCAAAAGCCTGTAATCAACTTCCCCGCTCTGGAGCCTTTTTCAATTGAGCGGCAGCCGCATGGCAACCGTGGTAAGACAGTGTTTGGGTACTTCCTCAAGAACAAAGACGGTGAGCGACAAGTTTGCGAGTGGATAATCTGGTGTAACGCGGATCACCACAATCTTTTGGTTGCTGAATACGAAAAATGGCTAGCACGGTAGACTTTACTTTTATTGTCATCTGTGTTACAATAAATAGATAAGAACGGGTTATAATGCAGGATGGCTTCTGCCGCTGCCTTGAAAACAGTAGGACCGGCGATGAGTCGGTTGGGGATCGATACCTCTGTAACCCTCCAGGATTAGGTCAACGATGCAAGATGGCTTTTGCCGCTGCCTCGAAAACAGTTGGATCAGTGATGAGCTGGTTGGGGATCGATACCTCCGTTGACCGCCAGAAAATTTATGGAACGTTACCTAGCCGGGGCTGCTAGCATCGCTTGGAAAGCGATTGGTTCGACCAAAAGTCGGATGGGGTTCGAGACCTCAGCGTTCCGCCAAAATAAGGAATTGTGATGAGTTCAGATCGCGAGAAGAAGGCAAAAAGAATCCACGCAACGGAGACACGGATCAAGAAACAGTTGGAAATTGCAAAAGCACATGGATTCCCGACAGATACGCCGCATCGCTTTGCTACAATCTCAGCAACAACGTGCGGAGATCCGGGATGTCATATGTGTGGGAATCCAAGGAAGTTCTTCAAGGAAGACACAATTCAGGAAAAATCGTTCAACCAGACATCAAACTGGATTGAACCATAACGCTATGTAGCTCAGAGGAAGAGCAGCTCCTTCATACGGAGAAGGTCGGGATTTCGAAATTCCCCTTAGCGACCAATTTACTTTTATTCGCATCTGTGCTATAATAAGCACATGATGAACATAACTGTTGAAAATGGAAGCGCGGAAAAGCGCAAAATCACCAAAAAGATTGCTGAGTTCTTCTCAAGGGAACTCAGCATTTCTCATCTGGAGGAGGAAGTGTTTATCGCGTTTATCCCCGGATTGGATAAGGAATGTGCCGGTTTTACCGTCAAGGATCTCAACACAATTTCCGTTGGCATTGCCGCAAAATTGGATCTCTTCGACATGATTATTACTGTGGCGCATGAGATGGTCCACGTTGGTCAGATGGCGCGTGGAGAGCTCCGCGTAGCTTACGAATCCGGAACTCCAATCACGTATTGGAAAGGGCGCCCAACGAAGGTTGCCTACCAAAACCAGCCGTGGGAGATCGAGGCCTCGGCACTTGAGATCATCCTTTCCAAGAAACTTGTCGCGAAACTTGGACTCGCAGTATGAACACACCATCCCAATACGGATCTCCGGAACTCCAGGACATGATCCTCGCAAATCTAATAAAACCCAAATTTCTATGGGAATGTAACGAGTGCGGATCTCAAGAATACACCATGAGTGTCTCATGCGACGACGTTCAGGATCTCGGCTGCGGAAATTGCGGTGGCAACGAGTGGCATAAAGCAGAGGAAAAAGAATGAACATCCTTGTCGAACACGCTGAAACTTTCATCAACACCGAACTGGAGAGGTTGACCAAGTACCGCAACGATATCCAAGAACGGATGAAGATTTGTGAGGCTGCTTACGAATCTAAGTTCTTCCCCAAGCTGTTTGGTTGGAAGTACAAGAATAGCCTGGCTTGTTGGGAAGCTAATTGGGACAGAAAATGGGAAGACACAAATGTCCTGATAGAGTTTGGTTGCGAGATCCTGTACGCCCAGAAGTTTGGGTATAAGACGGTAGAGCTCCCCAAAACATTGCAGCGGCGCTGGCAGGATTGGTTGATCGCTAACGGAGAATTTCGTTAGCATAAATATGGGTTTACACCACACAATAAACCCGCAAAATGCTATCTTTTGACTCCTACCTACAGCAGCTCCATGAGACCGTTCTCTCTATTGGATTGAACCCAAAACACGAAGATCATCGCGAAAAGCACCGCGACGAGATGCACTCCATGCTCAAGAACGCCTATGCCAAAGTGGACGGTGGGTATTCTGGCTTGGGGCACGGTTCCAAAGCGGAATCCGATGCTATCCACGATGACATCTCTCACTCTGCAATCAAGGCAATCAAACGCGGCGGGAAGCTAACCGCAATCAAGCTCTACAAAAAGAGCTTCGGCAGGAAAGCAATTGGCGGCGCAACCGACGGCACGGAACAGGGAAAGAAGGATTACAACAAAGCGAACCTCGAGGACCACGAGCAAAAACGTGCCTGGGGTGAAGTTTCCGGCGCTCCAGAGCATCTAGCTAGAAAAGCCGGATTTCCTGTGGTTCACAATTCGTTAGCCGCAAAGTTGACCGGTAAGAATATCGAGTCAAAAGACGACAACGGAGAACATTACACCCGGAAAATTGGGAAAGATTCTCATAAAAAGGTAATTGTGGGTCATCCAAAGATAGATTGACTTTTATTATGTGGGTGTGTTATACTATGATAGAAGGAATTGAAATTTATAATGAGAAAATTTGTAGTGTATTTCCATGGGTACGGATCCAAGGCAAACGGGGATAAGGTCCAGCGTTTGCGGGCAGCAATGCCAGATACCGAGACCTATTCGTTTGATTACGATTTGGATCCCAGGGTTTCTCTGAAAGCCCTCGGCGATTTGGTCGACAGTGCCCTCCTCGGCGATCTCTACCGCGAGCCATTCAAGATGGTTCTTGTCGGAACTTCCCTGGGTGCGTGGTACGCTTCCTACTTTGCCGACAAGTACAAGTGCAAAGCAATCCTGATCAACCCCTGCTACGATCCCCAGAATATGCTCAAGAAATACGACCTTCCGCAGGACGTTCTTGATGCCTACAGTCCCATGGATTGGAATGTGGATGCTGATTACTTCATCAGCATCTACGACGAAGTGATCGATTTCTCTAGCTGTCTCCATGGTGTTCTCGCCAACGGCAGGACGAACTTTTTCTACGAGACCGATCACAGGTTCAACGGGGAAGAATTCAACGACGTAATCACCGCGGTGAAGAGGCATCTCAATGCCTAAACTCTACAAACTCAAACGGGAAGGCATTGCCTACTATTTTGGCAGCTGGGACAACATGAACCGTGCCATCGATCAATTGTCTTCAGATGAGGCGTGGTCTCGAAGGGATTTGTACTTCATGCAGCTGGCGGATTTTGCGGTTGACACAAAAACCAACACACTTCTGAAACACAGGCATCTTATGGAAGATCTTCTCGACACTCTGACGTAGACTTTTAATTGTTTCTGTGCTATAATAGGAACTTGAAAACAAAGGAAATGACATGAAAGTCGAAAAAGTGGATTCTCCCAAGGCGTTCGAACCGGTGGTTCTGCAAATCACGATCGAGACTCTTGAGGAGTTGCAGGCCCTGAATCACTTTGGAAGTCTCAACGTCTCCATCCCAAAGGTGGTGTATGAGTCTGCCTGTTTTCTGGGCGCAGACAAAGCAGTGAAACACAAAGATTTGGCTATGCGGCTCCTCACGCTGATCGAAAACCAAACTCGCAGCGAAAAATGAAAAAATTCATCGATCAAATCTCGATGGCCTCAGTGTACGGACTGATTGCTCAGGTCATCCAAGCAGCGGTTATTGCTGTGCTCTTCTTCGGTCCCCTCTTTTACTACATCTGGAAACATGCATGAATAGAAAAGTTGCACTAATTTGGTTGGCATTTGCCGCCGTAATTCTCTTCTTGGGCTTCACACTAGGAGATCTAGGATGGCTGCTGAAATGAAGAAAAAGTTCGTCGATCTCTACATGGGGATCGCCAACGAAGTCTCCAAGATGAGCGCATCTCGAAGGACTCAAGTTGGCGCTGTTGCAGTCAAGGATCATCGTATCCTGAGCATCGGCTACAATGGAACGCTTCCTGGGGCGGATAACAACTGCGAAACTGCAGAATTCCTCCTTAAGGATAAGTGGATCTCAGAAGAAGAAGCCCTGGATTACTGGGACAATCCTTACGTGGAGGCTCACTTTCGGCTAACCACCAAACCCGAGGTTGTGCATGCTGAGGCAAATTGCCTCTTGAAAATGGCGCGAGATGGACAACCATCGCTGGGCGCCGACATTTTCCTCACATTGACTCCCTGTGTGGAATGTGCTAAAATGATGAAAGTCGCCGGAATCCGCAAAGTCTGGTTTCGCGACGAGTATCGAGACTTATCTGGAGTTGAGTTCCTGAAATCTCAGGGTATTGAAGTTGAACAAGTGAAAAAGGAAATTTAAAATGGCAAAAGCAAGAATGACAAACAAAAGGAACGTCAAAGTAACAATGACCCAGGATCAGTTTCTGATCATCAACGAACTTCTGGAACGTGTTCGTTTGGGTACTGGCTTTGGGAAAAAGGCTGTCTCCAATTATCTGGATACGACGGATCTGTTCGTTCAAGAGAACTTCATCGAGGGCAACGACTTCACGTACGCAGTCTCCATCAACGAGAAGACCGAGCAGTATTCCGACTTCACCATTGAATTGGGAGATGCAGATGAGTAAGCTCGACGTACATATCAAGTTTCTGGATGCCAATGCGGCTGCGCCGGAATACGGCACCTCTGGATCCGCGGGCATTGATTTGCGCGCCATGCTTCCAGGTCGTCTGGTTCTGCAGCCCAACGAAACCGAAAAAATTCGAACCGGCATTGCGATTCATATCGGCGATCCAAACTATGCCGCTCTCATTCTCCCGAGAAGCGGGTTGGGATCCAAGGGATTGGTCATCGGAAATCTTGTGGGGCTGATCGACAGCGATTACCAAGGTGAACTAACCATCACAGCATGGAATCGGAGCAATGTGCCAATGGTTATTTTGCCTTTGGATCGTATTGCTCAACTCATCATTGTTCCCATTGCACACGCAAACTTCATTCCTGTGGAAGACTTTCCTGAGGAAACAGAGCGTGGTACGGGTGGATATGGATCAACTGGAGTGAACTGATGGAAGCAATTAAGATTGATAAGAACAGTTGGCATTACAAGATTGCGAAAATTGTCGCCGACTATCCCAACGACATCTGTGCCTACCGCACAGCATTTATGAAAGCATCTTTTTTGCTTTTAATTAGGGCGATATTGGCATTTGGGGCGCTTACCTTGATCGTGCATGCCGTCATCGGATTTGCTTTTGCGTTGTTCTATGGTTTTGGGATCTTAAGTGAAATATCGGCCGCTGGTCTCATTAGCATCGTTGTAGTTTTGCTGTTTTCTGCTTTGGTTGCTTTTAGCATGTGGCGACATAACAAAAGAGATCAAAAGCCCAGCGTCGTAACACAAGCATATCGTTCATGGAAAGAGAAACACTGTGCCCCAGTCATCATCGAATAAGTTTGGTCCAAAGCCCACCATCTATCTGGATATGGATGAGTGTGTATGCGATTTCATGAATGCATACTACAAACTTGAGCCCCAGATCTTCACGGACAAAAAGTTCCATACGCTGGTGATGGAGCACAAGATCTTCACTACTCTCGACTGGATGCCGAACGGGATGAAGCTGGTCACCTTGCTGGAAAACTTGGGGTCCGAGGTTAACGTGGAAATGCTAACCTCCATGGGTACATACACTCCAGAAGTGGCTGAGGAAGGGAAGCGTCAGAAGTTGGAGTGGTTGAAACGAAAAGGAATCATCACTTGGCTGGCGAATTTTGTGAACAGCTGGGTCGAAAAACATCGCTATGCGAACAGGTACGCCATCCTCATCGACGACCGCCACGACACCTGCCGGGGATTTCGCGAAGCTGGTGGTCAGGCCATCGAGTACGTGGACGAAGATCTTCCTGAGATGTGGAATCGAATCCAAGCGGCAATCTTTATCGTTAAGGACCAAATCGCGCGGGACATGCGAGCCCCATTTGGTTCACTTTAACTCCAAACCCATGTTACAATAGATTATGATTACATACAAAGTAGGTGACTTACTTGACGTCACAGATGGGATTCTCGCGCACGGCTGCAATATGCGGGGTGTGATGGGATCTGGAGTTGCTCGGCTCGTACAGGCGAAGTATCCTGAGGCGTTTCACCAGTACATTAAGGACCTCTACAACTACTTTCCTTTGGGTGGAGTGTCTTTCTGGAGTCCTTTGGGAGAAGATGAACCAACCCGGTTCTTAGTTGCAAACTGTCTGACGCAAGAGAAAATGGGAGCAGACGGGAAGAAGTACGTGTCGTACGATGCTGTCGATATGTCCTTCCAAATCCTCAACAAGGTTGCGGAAGAAGGAAGCTACACCATCCACATTCCTCGCATTGGGGCTGGATTGGGTGGTGGAGATTGGGGTGTGATTGAGGCAATCATCAATCACCAATGCAAAAATGTGGACGTTATTGTTTGGGATTTACCATGAAGAAAATTGTTATCAATGCCTGCTACGGCGGATTTGGCCCATCTGATGAGGCTATGGTGCGATACTGTGAGCTGAAGGGTATCACAGTCTACCCAGAAAAAGAGAAAGATGCTTGGGGGCATACCTCATACTACCTCAAGCTTCCAGAGAATCGTAAAAAAGATAGCTACGATGTCCTCTTTGATTCTGACATCAAACGAGACGACCCGGCGCTGGTGCAAGTTGTTGAGGAACTCGGTAAAGATGCTCACGGAAGATATTCAAACCTCAAGGTGATTGAGATTCCAGATGATGTGTCTTGGCACATCGCGGAATACGACGGGTATGAAAGCGTCGCGGAGAATCACAGATCATGGGGATGACGCGAGAACAATATCTCCTCGGCAAGTTGGCTGAGGAAGGATCGGAAGTTGCCCAGATGGCGCTGAAGACTCAGCAATTTGGTCTAGATGAGGTCTACGTAGATGAAAGCAACCGCCAAAGATTGCACGGCGAATTGAATGATCTTCTGACCATCGTTCATCTCTTAAATGAGGAATTCAACTTCCAGTTTTCGCCCAGTGTCTCATACGCCGAGACAAAGATCAAGAAGATCGACAAATATTACCAATACTCAATCCAGCTTGGGAGAGTCGAAAATGAAGATCAAAATCAAGAAACTAAAACCTAGGAATTACCTAGTCGTGCTCTCCATCAAGCGGAAAGCCGGAAAACACAAAAACAAGAAAAAGATCAAGGATGAAGCGCGTCAATTTGTGCGCGATACTGTAAGCTGGGGATATCCGGAATGAGCTCCTGGCTCATTGCCTTCATTGGCATTGTCTACTTGGTTGTCGCTGTGGATCTGTTCTTCTTTAAGGCTAACCCGGGTCTTGGGATTGCATTCTTCGGATATGCGATAGGAAACGTCGGTCTTTACTTGGAGACGATGAAATGAGCAAAGCAGGCAAATGGGAAATTAAGCGAACGGATGAGAAGCCGTTCAAATCTATCCGAGTCACCAACCGAGATGGTTGGACTGCGACATTCTATTCACATGATCGAAACCCCGGAAACATCGCCTACCAATACTTTGATGAGGTTCTCAGAGACCGAGAGTATTGGGAAAGCCGATCCGCAGAATTACTAGAAATTTTTGAGAACCACAATGACGCCTGAAGACCTAGCCGAATACCTCGAGAAGATGTTTGGAGAGAAAATCCAAGATCCCGACGTCTACCCACAGCAGTTTGCCTATCAGGTCAAACTTGCCAAGTATCAATTTGAACTGGATCAGAGGGAAGCCGGATCCAAAATCGTAACCACAGAGGATGTAACCAATGAATGAGAAGATTGTAGGTAAGGGTGGGATTTCCGCCAAGATCATCGCGGATTCCCTTTCCCATAAAGGCGCTCGCCTGATTACGTGGGAGATTGAGGTCCATCGCTTTGTTTGGAGCGAGTTCATGACTCACCGTACATTCAGCCGAAATGCTGCATCCTCGCGCGCCATCCCCGTCGCGAAGCAGATCGAAATGGTCCGAAGCAATCCCGCAACACCAATCTCATGGGGATTGAATCAACCCGGAATGCAAGCCTCGGCCGAGGCGGAACCCTACATGCAATATAAGGGGGAAATTGTTTGGCGATACGCCAGCCAAGATGCCGCCAATGCTGCTGAGAAGTTAGCAAATATTGGGTTTCACAAACAGATCTGCAATCGCCTGCTTGAGCCTTTCATCATGATGAAAGCGGTCGTCTCATCCACAATGTCCGGAATGGATAATTTCTATGCGCTGAGGCTCCACGAGGCAGCAGATCCTCACATGCATGAGTTGGCGCGGGTGATGAAAGAGACACAAGATGCCTCTGTGCCGGATTTCAAAGGTCCCGGAGACTGGCACCTTCCCTATGCGGAGGACATCTTGGATATCCAAACCGCAATCAAGATCAGCGTTTCCTGCTGCGCTCAAGTCTCTTACCGCAATCTGGACCAGACTCCGGAGAAGGCACTAGCAATTTACGAGCGACTCGCCGGAGGTGTTCCGGCTCACGCATCACCGTTTGAGCACCAGGCATCCGCAGCTTATGACGGAAATATCGTCAGTGGCAATTTTGTCGGATGGCTTCAAAACAGAAAGATCCTCGGGCTATGACACATTACAAAGCAGTACCGGCGAAGTATTTCGCTTTTCCTCCGTACACCGCGGAGCTTCTGGGACCCAACACCACCTGGGCTGGTGTATCCAACAAAAATGGACTCAACGTCCTGACGTTTATGGATGACACCGGAAAAACAATCGGACAGACAATCACAACTCTCGAAAGAGCAAAGAAGATTGCTGAGGAATGGAATCGCTGCGTTGAATCACTCAATTAAACCGCGTTGATACACAGTCCTACCGCGTTCTCGGATAGCGGTAAGCATTTCCCTCTTGAGGTTTAGGTCGTCGTACGACACATGAACCCACCCGCTACTCGGGATTCCTGGGGTATAGAACTCCAGGATTAGTTGCGTGAAGTCAAAATTGTCCGCAATGTAGCACGCCAAGGCATAGTTGGACATTCCCTCTACTTCTATATCCGCAGCAAAACCATGACAGTGGTCGCTCTTGCGCGACCCACCCACCGCCTCGTTGACGAGGCCATTCCTGTATCCAGAATTGACGCGAATTGGTCCCAGCGCATCTCGAAGCGGCTGGAGGACGTTCTCACAAAGAACCCTTAGGTTCTCCACCTCATGGTCGTCTGGAGTGTTGTCCATATCGAATCTGGTCGCCGTATCGGACTTCGTCATCTCCTGCAGGCTAAAATTTTTCGTTAATAGCATGGAATTCTCCTCTTTCTAATGTCGTATTTAGGGATTCCAAAACGACAGGAAATCCCTAAAATTCCCCTTGTAACCTATTGATTTTAAAGAAGATTTCTTGACGTTTTTTGCGAATAGTACCACTACCTTACGTCGTTTTGCGTTTCTTGAGAATTTTGTTGGTGTCTCGTCGTTACTTACTCCGGTGCTATAGAAATATTTCCGTGGTCAAGTGAAAATAAATTTGACAAGATCCGGGTCTGCTTGTTACAATACATAAGTGCTGCAGTGCTGCTACCCCTCTTGTGCGTGCTGTGTTAAGTACGTCACTGTCCTCCCTTATTCTTTTACCCAGGACGAAGTCCTACGAGCGAAGCGAGTTATAATGTATCCTAAGATTTTATTGAATATCCTCTATGAGGGAATCGAAGATTATGAGGGACTGCGTCTCTTGACGGAATTTACAATGGATCAATATGAATTTGGAGATGTGGGATTGGATCGGCATGGTCTCCTTGGCGCTAATTCCTGGCGTTAATCTTCTCTTTCCGATGTGGATCACGATTTATTCCATGGAAGACTTCAAAAAGAAGATTTGACGTAATTCATTTCGTTACTTTTATTCACACCTGTGCTATAATGTAGACATAGCGAAAAGGAAATAACGGAATGTTGGAAAAAGTCAAAGCGCGGGTTGTGGAAGTTCAGAAGCTCTTGAGCAAGATCGGATATCCCGCAATGGAGATTACCTCCTCAGTGAAATCCCTGAAGGCTGGTTGCGCCGGTCTGGCACGGCCCCATAAAAAGGAAATCGCTATTTCCTCGGACTACCTCCGCGAACATGAATCGGAAACGATGCAGCGTACAGTCGCCCATGAGGTGTGTCATGTGTACGTTGCACACTACTTCCCCTTCGCGAAACAAGCACACGGTCCGGAATTTCGCCGGTTGATGAATCTTCTGAGGTTGGATTCCTCGACGTGTCACTCGATGAAGCTCCAAAACGGTCCGGTTCGTCGCAAGAACACGAAGATTCGTTACATTTACGTATCGTCGATGACCAACTCCAAGGTTCGTTTGACGGCAGCTCAACACAAAAAGGCACTGATGGGCGTGAAGTTTACGTTCAAAGGTCAGGCGATCAAGTTCACAGGACAAAGCGAGACATTTGTATGAAGATTCCAGTTTGGCTCTTTCAGGTTTTCAAGGGACTCCCTGTGGATGCAGTTCCTGTGGTGATCCCCTTTGCGGCATTTCAGGAAGCCGCCAACTCAGAAATCTATACTCAGAAAAGGTCATGATGAAAAAAGG